GGATTGTAGAGCAGTCTTTACTTTTAGATGGTGCCCGTGAGCTACATCAATGCAAAGAAAACTAACTCCCATTCTGACCAGAGCGGAGGCGCGTTCTAAACAGTCCTCGCCTACGCCAATTGCTGCTCCGACAAATTCGCCACGACTGATAACTTCCATCACGGCCCGGACTTGATCTTCGATAGAATTATATCTGTGAATAATTCCGACTCCACCGGCAAAACTCATCGCTTGGGCCATGTTGATGCCTGTGACGGTATCCATGGGGCTAGAAATAATTGGCAGACTGAAATCACCAACATTCTTTAGGTTTTGCTTAATTACGATGTCTTTCCGAGTCATAACTTCTGAATACTTAGGCACCAAAAGCACATCGTCGAAACTCAGTGAGTTTTTCATTCTTCGTAAGCTCCATACTTTTCTTCAAGATGCTTTGCAAATTCTTCAGTGATCTTCTTAGCTTTGCCCCAACATTCTGGGCAATACAGCCGAACTACCTCTTCTTCGCCGTGAACCACGACACTCCAAGTCATGGCCATCTCTTTATCTGTCTTGTCATAAGGCTTATCACAAGTTAGACACTCACTCGGCAATTTATTAAACAAAGCTACTTGTTCTTCCACTTCTTGAGCGCCCTTGTTTTTAGCCATCGCTCGTCGTTGCTTTCTATTCATTATCAATCTCCAGTAGATCCAAGAGCACCATCACCGCGAGCACTAATAGTAATAGGCCACCAGTCATAGATGTTGTCATTAGAAGTCTCCACAAATCTTACGGGTACAACAGGGACTACCACACCTTGTGCAATCTTATCTCCTGCTCGGACAACTTGCCGTGTAGTTCCGATGTTGTGCAGGTTGACAAAGACTTCTCCATCATACCCTGAATCTACAACACAAGCTCCAACAACAAGCTGCTTCTTTGCAGCGTTTCCACTGCGGTTCATAATTTGCATCATGTAGCCATGTGGAATACCAAACTTCAAGCCAGTGGGCAAGATAACACTTTGTCCCGGCTCAATACCAACTGAATGAACAATATCAGTTGGGTTGTATTTAAGGTCCAAGCCAGCATCCGAGGGGTTGGCCCGAACAGGCTTATGATTGCAGTGCGGTAGCGCAAAGTATTCTAGCATCATGAGCCACCCCGTGCTGCATCTGAGAGGGAGTTGAAGACATTTACAAATTGATCGATGTCCATATCCTTCTTCATCATTCGATAAGCCTTAACAGTCATCGAGATCTCTTCCTTTGTGAGCCAGCCTTGCTCCTTAAAGTCCTTGCGAAGTTCACGCTTCTGCTCAGCATAAGGTTCGATAGCATCCTCAATTGCCTTAAGGCTCTTGATGTACTCAATCATTTTCTCCGTCTTTTCATCACGGACTTGTTCTACAATAGCGGTTTCATTACCAAACATTCTAACCTCCAAGTTATGTTTATATTATATCCCATCAGGGCAAATTTGTCAAGCACAAAAACAAAATTTATGCTGCTGCTCGATTCATAAGTTCACGAAGAGCAAATACTCCTTGCTCTTTGTGCTTGCACTCACACATAATGTGCAGGGCGTGACCGTAAGTATCAGGCGCTGACCAGTATGAATCAGAGTGTGCTTGTGGTTTAATTTTGGTGCTGTTGTGCTCCTCAGCCCGTGACTGAGAATAATGAACAACAGGGATAACATCTTGTGGCCAAGTGCTCATGGCCAATTCCAATGCTTCGCGCTCTGTCTGCCCACCTGTGCAGAAACGATGGTGGTGATAGTCGAACACAATAGGGATGCCGATGCGCGAGTGAACATAGTCAAACAAATGCTTTGTAGACCACATTGATGCCTTATCATCATTCTCCACGGTCAAGCGCTTCTGCGTGTTCTCGTTGAGGCGATAGAAGTTCTTACACCAACGCTTTGCTGTTCCTTCGAAGTCTCCACCGTATGTGCCGCCAACGTGAATGTTGATCTTGGCCCACGGCGTTGCTGGCAAGCCCATCAAGTCAAAGATCTCTGATTGGTCGTTCAATTCCTTGATGGTCTTCTCCACCACGCTCTGCTTTGGTGAACCCAAAACATTGAACGGGCCGGGGTGTGTTGTGATACGCATACCGTGCTGTTTTGCAAAGTCACCGCATTTCTTGAGCGTAGCCTTAATCTCTTGATAATCAGGCAACTCCTCTAGGCGATACTCGGATGACCATGGAAACAAATTAGATGTCAGTCGGAAAAATGCAAACCCATGATCGAGATTCCATTGTAGAATCTTGTACAGGTCTTTGCAGTTTAGCAATCCTAGCTCTGATGCGTAGGGTAGCCCCTTCGCTCTAAATGTTCGTTGGATCATCCCCCGGTTCGTCGTAATCCGCTTGGACTTCGGCAGGTTGGAGAGTGTCATATTCATACATGCATAGCCTAAATTCATAGTGCCTCCTTTTTATAAATATATTATAACACAACTTGAGGCACTATGCAAGTGCTTTCCACGTTTTAAATGCTCGACCACGGGTAGAAAATCCCCATTCTACACTATATTGCGGACGAATCATGTAAGGTTTATTTACCTGAATATTATCGCCACCGTTCAAATCGACACCCCAACATCGGATCCGAATGTTGCTAGAGTTAGAATCGGTTGCCTCGACAATTAAATAGTCTTTGCCATTCTTAGTCTTCTTGGGCACGATCTTGCGCGGAATCAACCAAACGACCTGTAGGTCTGGATCGTACTCAGAGATGGGAGGGATCGCCATGGCATCGAGTTTGTTCATAATATCGTCATTGATAACTTTATTAATTGGGAACTGCCCGGTCAGATCAACCAGTGATTGAATCTTTTCTTCTTCAGTAAAGTCACCCTCTGGAGCATACAATTCAATATTCTCCTCAAGGTTCTTGACTTTCCGTGGCCGGTCTACTGCAACTGCTGACCAGAAGTGCTTCAAGCCAGTAAAGCGATTGTCCATCAATGGGTTGAGAGTGCCAGAACGAACAAGTACATCAAGAGACTTTTTATTGAGTTTTGAATATCGCATCTCTTCATTGAAGATAAAATCTTCAATCGACTGAAACGGGCGACCGATAAACACTTGATCAATGGCTGAATCACCTAGGCCCTTAATAGAAGTAAGCGGCTGAATCAAACGCTTGCCATCTTCACTAATTTCCCAGACACGTCCAGAAGTGTTAATATTCAGTGGCTCAATCTCGAAACCAAACTGCTTGGCGATTGCGATTGCCTTCTCTTTGCGCGTCTCAGGCTCTTTATCCAAGAACGCTGCCATCCAGCACTCTGGGTAGTAAGTCAGGAGCCATGCACACTGGAACGAGATCATAGAGTACGACACAGCGTGTGACTTGTTGAAGCCATAACCTGAGAAGTATTCGAAGGTCTGCCAAAGTCGTTCTGCTTCGGTTTCTCTCATACCCTTCTCAAGACAGCCTGCAATAAATTTACCATGCAGTGCCATCTTAACCTTAGCGGCTTTACCTGTTCCCTTCTTTGTTAGAACCTTACGGAGCATGTTACCTTCATCAAGAGTCAAGTCCTTACCCAGCTTGTGGGCCAACATAGCAATTTGCTCTTGGAAGATAAGGAAACCGTTTGTCTCCTCAGTTACTTCGCGGTGCATATCATTGATATATTTGACCATACCGGGATTGCTGCGAGTCTTCACGAAGTCCTTATCAACATTCGCTGACAGAGGACCGGGACGGAAGATAGAAGTGATAGCTGAAATATCAATTAGATTCTTCGGCTTAACTTGCTTACACAGGTTTTGTGCTCCAGACTCTGTGAACTGAAAGACTCCAGCCCACTTGCCCTTTTGGAACACCGATTCGTAGACCTTCTGGTCATCAAAGTTGATGACATCAGGATGAAGATTCTTATTATAGTAATCCATAACATCCTTGAATGATGGTTCTGCGACACCCTCATACCGATGCAGAACGTGACGAATCGCGCCCTCGATCATACGGAGAGTGGAGAGTCCCAGAAGGTCAAACTTGATAAAGCCCATAGGCTCTAGATGGCGAACATTCTGCCCTTCCGACCAAGGTGTCTGTCGGACATCCTTGGAAGAAATTAGCGGCATGTGATAGTCCAAATTCTCTGCAATCACAACTCCACCAGCATGACGCGAACAAGAGCGTACTTGTCCATAGAGCGTATCAACGTGTGTTGCAACTTGCGGATACTTACGAAGGAAAGATTGTAGAGTCGTTGAGAACTCTTTAACTTCTTCGAAAGTTGGTGTGTAGACACCGGCCTTAATGCCGTGCTTCTTCTTAGCAGCGGTTGTGGCCTCGTACATCATCTTTCCAGTGACGGCGTTAACCTCTTGGAAAGGAATATCGTAAAGTTTAGAAATATCTTTAATTAACGATTTCAACTGGAGGGTATTCCAGTTGGAGATCGGGGCTACAACATCATTGCCCCACTTCTCTACTAGAAGCTCCTTCAGTTCCATTGGCTCGGCTACATCGTAGTCAATATCTGGATAATCGGTCGCATCAGCACGAAGGAAACGTGCAAACTGAAGTCCATACTTGAGAGGATCGACTTGTGTAATATCCAGCGCATAAGCGACTAGTGAGCCAGCAGCAGAACCACGACCGGGACCAGAAAGCATAACTTCATTAGTGATAGTTGTAATTTCATTCATGGTCAAGAAATACTTAGAGAAACCACGATCTGCGATAACAGAAAGCTCCATCTCTAGACGCTCAGTATACTCTGAGTCCTCATGCAGGTTCTTGGCTCGCAGCCCTTCAAAACAAAACTTACGAAGGGCAGAGTCTGCTGTCTCACCAACCGGAATCACAAAGTCAGGCAGACGAACAGTGTTATCTGGCATAAATTTATCGATTCGCTCATGAGCGATCTGATGTGTTGTGACTAGAGAATCGTACACCAGCCGATCATCATATTCAACGCCACACTGCTCCGAATACTTCTTGTAGGACTCCCACATCTGGTTGCCATTCTTAGGATACAATTCGTACCCAATCTCGTCTACGTCCACGGGAAGTTCACTGTCTTCTGCCCACTGCGGACGGCCTTTGCCAAGCCAACCAAGGCGCTTGTAGAGTTCACGATCTTTCCAAGCAGTAGGGTTCGGATAGTGTGAGTCAGCCGTTGAAATAAGCTTGAGATCAAACTCTTCTGCAATTTGAATGATATATTTGTTAAGCTCATGCTGCTCAGGGATGTTGTTCCACTGTAGCTCACCGTACCAACGGTCGCCAAAGATAGATTGCATCCGCGCTGTAACGCTCCTCATGGCCTCTAGAACAGCTTTGCTACCTTGCTCCCGGTTCTCCCAGTAGCAGCCAGCGTAAACGCCTCCAAGGCACGCAGAGGACGCAATGATACCCTCGTTGTACTTCTCCAACAAGTCAAAGTCGATACGAGGGTATCGATAGAAGTTCTCGGACTGATATGACTCCGAGATCAATTTAAACAGGTTATTCAAGCCCTCTTGATTCTGAACCAAAAGGACAAGATGCCGACGGCGATTAAGAATATTCCGGGCCGCTTTCTTAGAAGCAGCCTCGTCTTCAACAGTCGCACCAGAAGTTTCTTCTTTCTTCGCGGCGCGAGCTGCCTTCTTGTCCTGCATAATTTTATCATATTCTTTTCGCCATTCGGCAACTGACGGGATAAAATAAGCTTCGCAGCCAAAAATAGGCTTAAACTCCTTCCCTTCGGCTTGCATTTTCTTGGCATGCAGAACTTGCCAAGCCAAACCGTTCATATTGCCATGGTCCGTAAGTGCCAATGCATCCATGCCATTATCATAGGCAAAGTTCATGTGCTCCTGCGGATAACCAAGGCCATCGAAAATAGAGCCTGCAACGCTGTGCGCGTGCAGACCGACAAATGGAATCTTGCTCATATTTACCCCCTGTTTATATTCTAAGCGTTTTTGATTGCGTTGTCAACAATTTTCATGACATTATCAATTGTCTCACGATGTTCGTGTGGAAACGTAAGATTCATGATGTCAGAACGAACACGGCCCAGCGCCATCTCAAGTTTTTGCTGTCGTGTCTTGGCTTGCTCCAACTTTTCAAAAAGCTGCATTTTAGTCATTGTCGCCATTATCTACTCCTATTGGGTTAAGTTCTCTATACGAGATAATTAGTTTGCCGGGATGTCGCATTTCGTTTTTCTCCTCAGATGCAAGAAACTCACAATACGAATCCCAGTTGTCTATTTTGTGATACCAAGGGATCTCTTGCCCCTCACTATCTATTATAACACACTTGAACACTTTGTCAAGGGAAAAGTTATCCCTAAAGTATTCTTTTTCATTGTCCAGTTCTTGCCCGAACAATAAACTGTTTTCAATCTTCTGGAACTTTTCTTTGATCGAATCAAATTGTTCAGAGTTGAATGTAAAGCCTAAAAAGTCGCCAGTAGCCACAGATTTGTTGTTATGCGTGAGAAAGAAGTTTTCTTTTTTAATTATATCAACACGGTGTGGCCTCAGCGAACTAGGTGGATAAACTGCATGCGGAAATGCCACATAAAACAAAGATGGCTCCAACCACTTACTTATACCAGCACCAATTGACTTGGCCACTGACGCTCCCCTCATGATTGACCACGATATACAATATTCTTTGTTCTTGTGCTCAATCGGGCATGGAACATAAAAGATAGGAAGCAAAGTTCTCTTATTAGACGGGAATCTTACCTTTCGTTTTAGCCAAACTGGGTCTTGGATGTAGTCGCCTAAGCGGTGCCTGATAAGCGGAGTGGTGTCGTCATTGGCAACAATCCAAATTGTCTTACAGCCCGCATACGCACATTCCAAAACGGCACGCTCCACGGCATAATAGTTTGGAGCAATCGGCATTAAGCTATCATGCCAGTCCATCCTAAAATCCATGGGCTCCGTAACAAGAGGAACGATGCCAATCATGTGTTTAGTCAAAATGCCTCGCTTATCTTAGATAAATAGCCTTTGGGCAAACTTAATTGCTGCACAAGCTGATCTGTGGTATCGTGATTGAACTCAAATCTATCATCAGGCTGATAATATCTCCTTGCATCACTCTCTATGACTCTCTGGGCTGGCTCTACTTTTACAGAATAGTATTTATACCTTTCTGGATTGTTGACGTCCCGACCGTTGCGTGCTCCCCTAATGCCAGCCCCTTTCATCATTTCCGTGACTTTAAATTTAACCATGGTGTCAGAAAAGTTAAAATCGTTGACTTCTTCGTCTGTAAGATAAGATATAGCAACCAAATCTTTTAGATTTCGATTATCTGAACGGTCTGTTGGATAAAAGATAATCTCTTTTACAAAGTCTTCATCAGAGTGGAGATGTAATACACCATGGCTACATCCACTACGAACGTTGACCCAATCAAGAACTCTATTTTTGCCTTTCGTTTCCTTTTTGATTCGAGGTAGGCCTGATACTTTTTCATCGTCGAAGATCACCAATTTATTAAAGTTAAATTTTACATTTCTAGAGTGTTTTGTGATAACCGATAGCTGGCTATCCTCCACTCTTGCGCTTGCGGCGTTATCTGCCATCGGTAGTAGACCAGAAAGACCTAGAAAAAAGTGCAATCTGGCCCACAACTCGCTTTTTCTGTGATTTTGGTCTGGATTTGCACCCAAAACTCTTAAATTTTCATGTTTCAGCTTATCGAACCTGAATGGAACTCGCTTTTCAATGTAAATGACTGGTAGTTCATTGTTGTATGCGTATAAAAATGCCTCTAGTGTGCCGCCTATGACAATTATATCTTTGTCATAAACATGACGCTCTAAATTAGGCATTAAATTACCATTAACAGACAAGCCACAGCGTTATTAGTACAATGAGCAACGATTGACGATCTAATATCGCCTGTTTCTAGCCGAAGCCATCCCAAGAACAAACTCAGAGGCAGTAAACCGAAAACATGAAGCGGATCAAGGTGAACCAGCGCAAACAAAATCGAGGTAAAGACCCATGTTCTCTCAGGGGATAAATACCTAGACACTAATCCCCAGCCCCACTCACGGAAAATCAGCTCCTCAATTGGAGGGATAACGAAGATGATAAACATAAATAAGATCGCTTGCAATGGACCGATACCATTGGCAAAAAACTCAGAAACAATTCCAAGCTCTTGTGGTTTAAGGCTCGGAAATGCCTGTGCTAGCTTTGTGACCGCTAGCGATGGAATAAGGCTAATTGTTGCACCACCTAAAAGCGCTACCGTATAAGGGGTTGGGGTAAATCGCTTAATCATGGTGATTTAACCAACTTTTGGATCTGAAGGCGGATCTTATCATATTGGCTGCGTAAGATATCGACCTCTCTATGGAGAACTTCGATCCTGCCCTCGCTGGTCGAGCCAAACTTCATCAAGTCGTCACAACCTCCGATAAACTTGTTTCCCAAAAATACCACTGGGACTGTTGCTTGACCAGTATCTTCAATAATCATCTGGCGTAAGTTGCTGTCCTTAGACACCTCAATTGTGTGTAGACTAGCACCTAGTTCGTTCGTTACATAGTCTCGCGCTTTAATACAATAAGGGCATGTGTCCTTGATGTACATCTTAAAGACCGTTTCTTCAGTTCGCATTTTTCTTTCTCCTGTCTAATTGTAAAAAAGACAAATATTCTTCTGGGAGGTTATCATAGTAATTAGTTTTGTGAAGTGTTTTACTAGCTCGATTTAACACTTTTCGATGGGCCACGTTAACCATGAAATACGGACTAAGTGATCGTGGGTTATATCCCTCGACTGCCACATCGTCGTTCGGGTTAAAGCATATGTTTTTATATTGCTTGAGGCCCTTGAATTTTAACAATTTATTTACAAAGACTTGAAATTGCTTTGTTTGATCAGCAGGTATATCCTCTTTGATAATAAACACTGCACTTTCGAAATTTGATTTTTCAAAATCTTCGATTAATTGTGATAGGCCTTTTTCGCCTACCTCTGCAATCATTAATTTATTTGATTCAAGCTCAGGTCTCGCAAATGGACACACTGCTTTGCCAGAAAACTCAGGTCTTCTTTCACTCAAGACCTCTTTGATGTAATGTTTAACTTTTTCTTGCATCCTGTGATTCTCTGAACTGTCTTTTCATTTTAAGGTAGGTGTTATTCTCTCTCGCCAACTTCCACGTCTCTCGAAAGATAACCGCTGACTCTGCCTTTTCACATGTCATGGCATCTGGCTCTTGTGGCAGAACTGTGCCGTCTGCTGCATACTTCTTACCGTCTCGATGGTTAGCATAGCGACGGGCGCGGGTAAAGCCCATGTGAAGGAACTTCTTGGCCATGTCTGCCCCTACAAAGTCGCCCTCTGCCAGAAAATTAAGAAACATAGAATAAATTTTCTGTGATGATACTTCCGCTTCCTCAGGAGTCTTGAAGCGCCAATGTGCACAAATCTCCGATTTGTATGGCTCGCAGATAAGAACACCCTGTTGTCCTCTGCCAATATTATATAGATATGGATTCTCTCGATAATCTACTTCTGGATTCCACTTGTGAAAATACTCCTGCATTTGAAGCTTTTCAATGTTTGCGTCATGTAGTCGTCCCAAAGTACCCCCTGTTAACAATTATAAAAACATAACCCGATTGCGATCAGAATGCAAGTATTAATTATCGCTTGTTTTATTACCCCGGCTACTGTGTAAGCTAGGATCTTGTTTTTTATCGCTTGTTTCACTACTCAGCCTTTACTTTCTTTAGCCATGTGTGGTCCAAAGGCCATTCAATAATTTGGCCCCCTGTTGTCACACCTTTGATCTTAAGGTAAAACCCATTATGGGGTGGCGGATTGCACCCAAGACTCATGTCATACATCAGTACAATAGAACCTTTCTTAACTTTAGCGCCACCTGTATCCACGCCTTTTTTCAGGACTTCAAATTTATCACCTTTCTTGTATGGATTCATTCTTCACCAAACTCAGATAACAAATACTCTTTTGCATCTCGGGCTTCTGCTCCAAAGTTTGCCCACTTTGTGATCTCATCAAGGATCTCACTGTGGTCTGCAATTGCAACGGCCTTATCAAGATAAAGTTCAATAGTCGCTTGCGCCTTTGCTTCTTTTGCTTCGAGTTCTAGGATAACTGCTTTTAACATCTTATTCATTCTTTATTCTCCTCTCGGAATACGCCTTTCTCTTCTATCAACAATTTAGCTCTAAACATCTCGCTCAATATTCTCCAAGGCTTTGGTGCTGCCTTCTGAACTGTCGTCTTAAAGTACGACTTGAGCCATCTATCGTGTGCCCAGCGTCCCAGCCAAGAAGAATTCTCAAGTCTGGGAACTACCACCACACCAGACTCCGTTCTAAGAAACAGAGTCTTTTTCATTCTTCGCTCTCCATCTTGCCCATCGACCTTCCCTTGCTACCTCCACTTTCCAGCCACCAGCCTCTTCAAGAGTGTCAATGCGAGTCTGACTGTGACGAACATCTGCGGCAAACCACTGGACCCAGCAGTGGTTATATGCATCTTTTTTCGCGACATACCCGAGCACAGTGCGCTCCCGAGTTCCAAGACTGGTTAGTCGCACTAAATCACCAACTTCCATTCTGACTTTCACTCTTCGTTCTCCATGGAATCAAGATATAGAAACAACTCTTCTTCAAATTTAAACATAGCAGCCCTAAAATGCAGAGCCCTCTCGAAAGAGCGGTCACGCTTCTTGGCTTCTCTGAATGCTTCTCTGAGTTCCATGATTAAAAGAGTCAGGTCAGGTGATTTCATTCTTTGCTCTTCGGTAAGCCCCAACCGCAGCAGGCCACAGCCCTTCTGCAATTTCCAAGCAAGCCTCAGCCATCTTTTGAATCTCCCATTGAGCCCCTTCGTGTGTGCGGAGGTCAATAAACTTTAGAAGATTGTTCAGGTTGACTGTGCCATAATACTCGGTGTACATGTTCTGCGGCAGAACACCACGGGCTTGCTCTCGACAGACGCCTGCTTCAATCAACTTGTTATAAAGTTCCAAACTACATTGGTTGTGGAACTGAACAGCGTCATCAGCGAGAAAAGAGTGCATCGAGAACATCTCGAAACCATCAAGTTCAACCTCTGGGTTGATCAACTCGTCAGCGTTTGATGCCTGTCGGTTGGACTCGTGCTGTGTTCTAAACCCATGCGGCTCATAGAACTTGATATTTACATCAGTGTATCGACGAGAAATTTCGTTGTAGCTCCAAGTACGATGGCGGTGATGCTGACTCCTAACGAACAGTGGAACAAGAAAACGAAACGTAACAACATTATGTTCAAACGTCGAGGTGTGACGGTGCTTGACCAAGTAGTTAATGAGTTTATGATCTTTTTCATCTAACTTCTCCTTGTGCTTGCCGAAGCTAACACGGGCGCTGTTCACAATTGTGAGGTCAGATCCCATGTGCTCTACATAGTCTACACGACCGATTCCGTCTCCATATAAGTCAATACTTTTTCTTACAAAATTAGTCGCCGCTGGAACTGTAGCAGCTAGCCATTCTCTCTTTGTTCTATATGCATCTGCGTCGCTCATTTCCCCTCCAAAAACTCAATCTGTCTCTGTACATACCATTTTGCTTTTTCTAAGTCTTCAATGGCGTTGTTGCTTTTCTTTCCTGCTCGGATAATGTACTTAATCGCATTCCCGAGAGAAAAGTTTAAGTCGTATGCCTCAATAATCTTAATGGCTTCGTAAGTATTATCTTGTCCACCATAATGATCTGGGTGATCCACCGTCTCAGGCATCACGCCCCCACAGAGGCCATGATATAATTGCGCTCGACAAGATAAAACTTGTTGTCAACGATTTCAATCTCTTGAACAACATGTGTCGGAACAACCACGACATCCCCATGCTTGTACTCTTCATGGGGATCCAGAACAACTGAAACTGCCTTGAAAGGCTTTTGGGCTGGTCGGTAATCTTCGGGGAGAGCAATAATGCTCTCCTCCTTCTTTTCTTTTTTATCAAAGCTAAGATCAATCTCGATCCAGCTATTCTTTGGCTCTAAAACCATAGTGAACTCCATTGGATTGTTTATAAATTATAACTCATTGCGTTGCGAAAGTCAAGAAATTATTTGATTTCGCACGCACCGCCTGCACAAGCCAACTCGCCCTGTAGATCAGTATCGTCTTGCATCTCGACAACACCAGTAAGATCCACGGAAAGCAGAGACTTAAGCATTTCGTTATAAGTGTCCACATCACAATCCTCAAAAGGCGCTTGCTTATAGGTGTGGTCAGAGTGTGGAAGAACAGACAAACCGTTATATGTTCCACGGTTTTCCCACATCCACTCACCAACCTCGTCCCACTCGTCTTCCTTAATTGTGACAGTTGCACTCACATTGTGCGTATTTTGACCCTTGCTGTGCCCTGCCTTGACCCACTCAACACTTACCTTCTTGACGCGCTCAAGCATCTCTAGGGCCGTCTCAGAGCGTGTGATGGCACCTTCTGGAGCCTTCTGGGGGGCGGAGATCACTGCGGTATCATGTGGTCGGAAATACTCATCCTCCACAAGCTCTGGGTGATACTGAGCAAGATACTGATAAATTGCCTCGTTCTTACCCACTCGAATACGACGGATATAGTAATCATTGTGCCATGCATGGATGCCGGATGAAGTTCCAAGTGTCAAAGACGTGGTTCCAGCAGGCTTAACACAAGTTGTTCGTGCTGCTGGTCGAATACCAAGTAGCTCTGCTGCTCGCTTGTTCTCTGCTTTTACCACCTTTGCAGCAGCCTTCATATCTAGATCAAGCACCTTACCTGACGCAATACCAGTCATAGAGACGCCGATAAGAGAGTCTTTCTCTGTGTTACGCTGCCACACTGGTCGTAGGTAGTGAAAGTCTGTGTAAGAAGCCTGTAGTGTTCCGATGAATGAGGCAGCGCGAACTCGATCCTCATACTCTTCCTGACTTTCCACATTGGAAACATTAACCTCAGTCAAATTACAGAACTGGAAGGGTCGCAAAGCAATCTCACAACATGGGTTTGTTCCCCAATCTTTATCGAATGTAAAGTAGAAACCGGGCTCACCTGCACCACTTGCTCGAACTCGCTCCCAAACATCTTGGAAAAACTCCTTGGTCACAATGTGTCGCATAAGAACGATAGAGTTGTTTGCTCGTCCACGCTGCGGGTTAGTCTCCCACCAACTACCTGCCTTGCAAGCAATCATCTCATCATCGTCTGCGGAGAAGAGGGAGATAAGAGCAGCACGACGGATACCGCCTGCTAGCACCGCATCAGCGATGTGGCAGATCATATCATGAACCTCAATCGGACTTAATTTATCGCCATTCTCCTTCATATCGAGAACACCGCGCAACTTAACAAGACACTCGCGAAGAGGTTGTGGTCCGGGTGCTTTACCGCCAGAAGTCACTAAACTAGCGCCCTTAGGACGGATATCAGAGAAGTCAAACCGAATCTTCGAAGTACCCTTGAAGTAAGATGATACAAGAGCCTTTACAGCATCAGCCCAGCCTTCGATGGAATCAGAGATAAGATAGCGATAAGTACGCTTGCCGCTTGGCTTGCGGATTTCTGGTAGCTGCTCGACATGATGGGTCTGAACAGAGTATCCAACACCAGTGCCTCCAAGAAGAAGAAACATGGTTTCGCTGAATGCGCGAACATCATCAATTGGCATATAAGCACAATTGAACACTCGGTTTGGTGCAACCTCAATAGGCTTTCCACCAAACTGCATCGACCTCATAGAAGGCAAAACTTTCTTTTCATAAACAAATTTATAAGCCGCCTCGATCTCGTCTTTGAGATGGGGAAACTTCTTAATGTGCATTGACTTGTTACGGTCAACCAATTCGACAAATGTCTCACGACGATACTTATCCTCCAAGTATCGGGCATACTTCATGTGTACTGTGATGTCTGACAAGATCTCTGATGATAATTCCATTATTGTTCTCCTTCTGTCTTTTTCTTACTGCTATCTCTAAATTTCTTGTATTTTTCTTTGAGGATTTGACTTTGATCTTTAGAAGTCAAAGCTGACTGTTCCTCACCAGTTGGTTGCAAAACTTCAATCTGAACATTTGCCGTTTTCATAGATATCGGATATACAAGGCCATCAGGCCCATTTCTGTTTTTAGCTACAAAAATTCTTCCTGTGTCGTTTTGCTTGTCCTCTACCGTTCTCGATAGAGAAAAAATAAAGTCGGACACAAAACATTTGTTAAAAGCCTCTGAGATGGATTCCATAGTGATAACTTCTGCATTGAGTCCTGACCTGTTGGTTTGGGATGCTGTCCAGACTGCACAATCAAATTCCTGTGCGAGCCCTCGCATCTCTTCATAAATAGACTCCAACTCATGTCTTTTCTCACTTTTCCCAGAAATTGGCCGCAACAAATCGCCATAGTCAATGATGACCATGTTAGGATTGATATCTCTCATCCTTAGTTTTTCCAAGTGCGTCCGTAAAGACCGTGATGATGCGGATTTAGTAGGATACTCTTTTACAATCAAAACTCCATCCATATCTTGAACCTGCTCATAAATTTCTTCTTTAAAAGAGTGTAGTTGGTTCAAAGGAATTTTCGTAATACAAGAGTCATATCTACTTGCAATCACAGTATCAGATAGTTCCAAAGTATAATGTACTACAGTCTTGCCCAACTTGACGGCTTGAGATCCTAAGTGGACCAAAACCATTGACTTGCCTGCACCGGTAGGTGCAATAACAACGCCAAGCTCCCCTTTACCAAGACCACCTCGGCAGAGATCATCGATATCCTGCCAACCTGTAGAGATTGGGCTTCGAGCTTTAATCTCGAACCTTTTTTCAAAGTCCTTCAAATAATCGTATCCGAAATCTGAAGGATCACCCAATTTAATTGCATCATTGATAACTTTCGCAATCTCATCAAAAGACGACTTCTCAAGCAGTGGAACTGACTTGATCATCGCTTCTTTTAATTTTTGTTTGCGACAAAAATCAAGTGCAATATTTTTTGTATACTCTGATCCGCTAACCTGCGAGTCGTGAATGCGAGCAAAGTAATTACGAAGCTGCTGCTGTGTTGCAACATTCTCGTCCTCCAAGTCTGCACGGATAATTGAGATCATTGTCTTGTATGTGGGGTGAACCTCATACTTTTCACGATACTCAAAAATCTTCTTTACAAATACTCGAAGATAACGCAACTCCAAGAAATTAATGTCCAACACTTCCATGATCTGATCCGCAAACGGACGATCTTGAAGAATCATCTGACACAAAGTCTCTTGAAAGTCTTTGCCATATTTACTAAAGCTTGGTGCTTCTTTACTCACATAACCCCCGCAGATTATTAATATAGCCTATCTAGGCCTCGTTGTCAAGCGACTTGTTTATTTTTTTCGACCAATCCTCGTAGCATCGCCATAAGCTCGGACCAATCATAAGAACCAAAACCATGCTCGACAGAGTTTCGCTTGAGTTCTGTTGCATTTAGTTCAAATTCAAAATTGTCTAGGGCATAGTTGATTTTACCGCGACCTTGAACCGAAATGCTTGGGGGAGTAAGATTCATAACTTTGTAGTTTGTCTCTACTGTATCCCATTCTTCAACAACATTGTTGTAAAACTTGACCTTGCTATCAACGTTGGCGCAAAAGTCGTGTACCTCGGACAACGTGTGCATCTTATCTTCAATCAAGAAGTCAAGACGCTTAGAGATGGTTGCAAGACCTGCCCCCCGAATACCTGCCAAATTATCGGACTTATCACCTGCGATGGCCCGTGCAATAACAAAATTTTCCGGCGAGATTCCGTATTCTTCAATCACTGTGTTCTTTGTCCATGCCTTCTTTTGGATCGGGCGATAAAGAACTGTTTCTTCGTCGAGCAACTGTAGAAAGTCTTTATCTGAGGATACAATTACTTTCTGGCAACCCTTGAACTTTGGAGAACCAACGACCATCGAAATAATGTCGTCTGCCTCCACCCGGTCAAGCATCAACTGCATCACTGGCATCTCATTCAACATCTCCATAAGGATACGCTGTTGCCATACCATATTTTCTTTCTCAGACTGCTTGGTCATACCCTCAACCTGATAATTCTTTCGCAGTGGCTTGCGGCCCTGCTTATACTCCTTAACTGTTTGACGACGCTTCTGCGAGCCTCCAGCCCCATCCCAACAAATGATAACTTGGTCTGGCTTTGACTCTCGCATCAATTTCTTGACCGAGTTTAGAAAGCCAACCGTACCTCCGATTGGGTTACCGTTAGTGGAAATCATTGGATTAACAATGTAATTCCTGATAAACATATTAAGTGCATCGATGATTAGAACGCGCTTCATTTACTCCCCCTGATACTTTATAACATCCAATTGTTTGATTGTCAACTGAGTAGTATACTCTTTTGACACCTACATGACTTAAAACTTCATGACACATGTTGCACGGAATCGATAAACAAAGATTGCCTTTGTGATTCACACGAACAACATATAAGTCGGACCCGTTTGTTTTCTCACGAGACACACCAAGGACCGCACCTATTTCAGCATGAATGGTAGCCGGTCCTCGATGACGGGCACGAAACTTCTGTGCCCATTGTTTAAATTTGTTTCTGTTGTTCGACCAGCTAATAACCGAGCCACCTTTTACCAAGATGGCTGCGTGTTTGTGATGCTGATCTGAAGTTAACGCTAGCCTCTTTGCCAGATCAACATACCTCTTATTACGTCCTGTAATAAGCATAAGACCCCCTGATCATTTATATAGTATCATGATCAGGGAGCCTTGTCAAGTACAAAAAAATTAAAGTCTGATTACAAACCTTGGACCACGCCTATGGCGATGGTGCCTATGATGATGCACACTGCGAACAACGGTGCGCGGGACGTTTCTACAAATTACAACTCTCTTGAAGTGCCCTCGTACCCAAATCCCTCGTCTATTATAGTGACCGGCAACGTACTGCTTTTGGACAGAACATACCTTTTGCACTACCGTCGTTTGAACTGTGTGTGCTTTGGCTTCGGGTGTGAACCCGAACATCAATCCCAAAGCAATGAAAAAAGAAAAAATAAACTTCATAATGAGCCCTCCAAAAGCTACTTGTCTTTATTAGACGACTAAAAACAAAGTTTATTCATCTTCTCCATCAATATCATAAAATTCTTTTGCGTCAACCTCTTTCTTCTCAAACTTTAAGATAACTTCTTCTTCCATAATCTGTAGAATACGGTTTCTAAATTTATCATCTTGCAGCTTCTTCATCCATGTGGCAGATTGGAACTTCTCTTCTGAGCCGTCCTCATGTTTCAGTGTAAACCATGCTCCTGCATTAGTGATATACTGAGAAGACTTTACAGCCTCCAACCAAGACTCTTCGTCCTGAATCTTGACATCATCGCCAGCCCACATAATCTTGAATGTACACTCTCTTGCATCAGACCCAAATCGGGACTTTTTAATTTTCGCTTTCACCTCAGTACCAACACGGAAGCCTTTGTCATCATATAGATAGCTAGCCTTACCTCGTCTCGCTGTCAGCCAGATGCGAAGAGAATAGGCGTAGATTGCGGCCTTTCCACCGGGGGTGAAATAAGGCTCCAGACGCGCTTCTGCGATGTTACTTGTAATGTTCGTTTTTAGCTGATTAAGAATCAGCAAGGTTGATTGCGAATTAGCAATTGGCACTGTTAGCTTAGAGAAACCTTTTGATAGGATTCGCGGCTTTACTGCCATACTAGAGAGCGGATTGAAATCTCCTTCTAGATCTGTGATAGCTGGGGTCATAGCCAAAGAGTCCCAAATAAAGAGCATTCGGTTTTCGTTACCGGCCAAAAGCTCTTCAATGGTTTCCAAGACAAACTCAACTGACTGTGCTTGAATATAAAGTAAATTTTCAATATCACAGCCAGCGTTTGCCAAGAAATCTGGGTCAACAGCAGACTCAGAGTCGAAATAGACAACATCAATACCCATCTTCTGAGCGTTGCCTGCGATCTGAGCTGCCATGTAAGACTTACCCGAAGCTGAAAGTCCAGCAATCTCGCTGATCTTACCGATAGGAATACCAGCGTACTTGCCTCGACAGATAATTGAATTTAGCCACCTTGAGCCGGTCGGAATCCACTCTTTAACTTCTGTTGGGTTTGTCCCAGCCAAGTCGTGGGCGACCTGCTCACCAGCCTTCTTATTAATAATCTTTCGCATATCTGCGATAGAAAGCTTGCCTGCTTTTTGCTTCTTAGCTCTTGCCATTTATCGTTCCACCGTCAAGTAGCCGTTAGGCGTTTGAACTGAAACTGTCCAGCCAGACAGAGGATGAACCTCGCGGCGCAACTGCTCAACTGGAATATCAAACTCTGCCGAAAGATTGGTATATCCTCGCTTGTGATCGTACTTCTCAGTAGAGTGGTCAATCCAGCCATAATTCCAGTGGTTTTCTTCAATAACCTCTGCAACAAAGTCTGTGAATGCCTCGTCACCTCGCTCGTAATCATCTAGCAAGCCCTCAGTCCGCATCTCCTCTAGAATCTCGTTACCATTACGGTACAAGACGCCTTCGGTGATAGCCTCGGCAAGAGTATAAGCAAAATTAGTTTCGCTCATAGCAGTCTCAATGTGAGTCTCGTTAAAGTGGAAAACGTCGCAGCCATCTTCGTAACTGAAGTTAACCTTGGCGTCATCTGCCACTCCAAGTGATCGAATCTTCTTATATAAGCTCATTATTCCTCCTTGTAGTAATTTGCAAAGCCCATGAATGTTGGTGCCCAAAGGCCAACAAAAAGAGCAAGTCGCTGTGATTGCTCAACATCTCCATCACCAGATCCCCAAATTACAATGGAGCTTGCGATGGAAAAGAGGGTTGCCACAAGAAAAGAATTAGAAATGGTGCTGTTCTTCTCTAAAATATTCATTTTTTCCTCCGATTAAATTGTTGAGGCATCTTTAAACCCATGCCTCCCTGCGGTCGGGGGATCACTCCGCGATTTCTGCGGTTGTAACTTCCGTAATGTCTAGTTCCTCATCAGAGGGCAAGTTTGTTGGATCAGCGATTACTACAATCTCCTCAACAATCCCGTCACTATTAATTTCAGCAGAGACTTCAACCAACTCGGTTGGGGTCGCAGTGGTTGCGACGGTCTCTGTGTTATTAGTGTCACTAGGACCAATTGATGTGACCCAGCCACCCCAGACAACTGTAAACATAGCGATTAGCACTACTGCAACTGTAGTTGTCAAATTAGACTTATTTTCTTCACTCATAATAACATCCTTTTAAATTAAGAGGCACCTGTTGACCCTGTGCCTCCCCGTGGGTCACGAATCAGCTACCAGTAGAGCCAGAGTCACCAGTCTCGGTTGTAGTAACCGTGCCAGTGTCAGAACCCGTATCGCCAGTCTCGACGGGGGTTGTCACAGTCTCAGTGGTATCCTCTGTGGTATCCTCTGTGGTTTCAGTGGTGGTTTCCGTAGTCTCCGTGGTTTCAGTAGTCTCGGCAGGCTCGTCTGAGGAGCAGCCGGTCATCATACTGATACCAAGGATAAGAAAAACACCGGCCACCGCACCAAAGAGGTGGTCGCGATTTACAAAATTGAACATTATTTCTCCTTAAGCGTTCATTAGTTCATTAAAAGCACTATCAACCGAAGTTGTTGTGCTATTGCTGTCATACTTGATAACATCATCACCAGCGGAGTCTTCACCAGCCAGCCACTCATCGAGCATGGTCTGGATCTCCTCTGGAGACTTGCGTGGGAACAGACCGTCAAAGTCTGGAATACTCGCAAGCAATTCGGCACACTTCTCTGGTCCGCCGATGGCATCATCACACAGAGGTGAAGTGCGGCGTCGTGGAGTCAGGGTAGTCTGCGGGAACTGCGCTCCCGGTGGCTTACCGTACTTGAGAACAAGATCGGTGCCACCCTCAACGTCCGTGATGTCTCCATACTCGGGGTTGAGAACAAGGTTCAACAATTCCTGATATGCCATCTTGCCGAAGCCCCAGATACGGACTCCCTTCTCTTCTTCTCCGCGAACAAGCACGGGGGCGAAGAAACGCTGACGGGCCATAAGATTCTTGGCCATCTTAATTGAGTCCTCGGTGCCTTCCTTGAACAACTGACGAACAAAGTCGTTCAGTGGGTCTTCAACGCCGAAGTTACGCTTCGGTGAAAGGAAACCGGGGTTCTTACCCAAGTTATAGTGGAACCAATACTCCTTGAAGGGGTCGCCATCCGCTGTTGGAACAATACGAATTGTTTGCTCACCATCTTGTGGACGCCAGAAAGAAGAATCCTTCTTCTCGCCTCGGCTTTGCAGTGCATCAAGCTTTGCACGCATCTTGTTTAGATCAATAGCCATTTTCTTTTTCTCCTATTAGTAAAGTTAGAACAGCAAATTTCCTGTTCTACTAGCTTTGAATTAAAGGACTGTGGGCAGTTAAGTACCCATAATCCCTGTTATAGTCAGTAGCAAAAACTCCGAAAGAGATACTCATGTTTTCGTCTGATAATTTCTCTTTCATTTGAGAAGTGATCTGTTTGTGCAGACCGCTTTCCGTTTGAAGTCTCTCCTTACTGATGCTATAAATATAACCCTTTTCTCTCACGTTGTCAAGTGGAAAAAACAAATTTTCCTGATTTTTTTCGATATCGTAGATACCAATTGTATAAATTCGCTTTGTCTCACCCGGCTCACTCAACGATCCCATAACAGGGTCTGAATTTTTATAAACATTTATCATGTGCATAGTGGACACAATAAAATCATTTAGTTTCTTATGATAACCCATAATTGGAACATTGTCAAGGATATTTTCTAACTGAGCGTTGCTGACCAGACAGACTCCCCTGATTTGTCCCGAACGAGCGTACTCTTGGAGCACATTGTATGTTACGCGCTCGTGCATCTTTTTTACTTCGCTCAACAACTCCACGTCGGGGCGAATGTACAAAATAGTAATTTTACATGTTTGGTGGATTTGCTCCATAATTCGTAGTGACAGACCAGAGATATCCCCAGAGCCACCAATAACAAGAATCGTGTCTCCACTAACTCCCTTGAAAAGCTCTTCAAACGACGGGGCACTGGCCTCGTACTCTTCTGGTCCCGGTTGTGCTTGTACATTATAACAGTTCTTGCCAACCATGTCAACATCAATTTTAAAAATTGTGTACTGTGGGTATCGCGCAAAGTCATCTGCAATGGCGCAACCCGCCTTTCCTAGTCCAATAACGTTCATAGATTTAATGCCCTCAAGCTTCCAAAGTCTTTGCCAGCCTTCACGTTGACCAAAAACTTGCCCAACGCAGTGTTGGAAAACTCTTCAACCAGCATGGGTATATTATAACGCTCTTCGTATGACATGTCAAGCACAATATTATCGTGGATTGTAAAAGCAATGTGAGTCTGCATACCCTGCAACATTTTGTGAACTTTAATTACCTGTCGAAGAACAAGGTCTGCTGTGGTGCTTTGGATAATATAATTTAGTGCGTGCTTGCGATCAGCTTCAATCTCTCGGCCAAACATGGTCTTAACAGAACCGTTTTTCCAATATAATTGTCGAACCTTGTCTCGATCATAATACTTGGATAGATATGGGTTAGTTTTATTATCATCGTAGAGCCACGAGAAGAACCTCTGCTTAGCCTCGTCGCGGGTTGTACCTTTAGGGAACAGGTTATGCATGTTCCAGTCATGGATGTCTTCTAGGGGTGTCTCAGCGCCTCCTAGAGCCATTAGCGTCCGCAGTTCGGCTGCGTTGAAATCAAGCTCGACAAACCACCCATTAGTCGGTCGCACGATAGAGCGAAAGTCCTTATCCATTGTCATGATAGGGAAGGATGCCTTCTGTGTTGTAAGGCGTCCTGTCTTGGTTCCGTCGATGTTATAGCGACAAAATGGGTCAATCTGTGCAAACTTCTTCATTGCTTGTCGATACTTGGGCACATGGGCCTTGTGTGATAAGCTAGACACGTCCACACTTAGCTTTTGTCGCCTAATTTTAGACATTACCTTCGTCAACTCGACCATATGGTCATAGTTTTCTGGTTTTTCGTAAGTTTCGAACACATATTCGGTGATTTTATTGCGAATATCGCAGTATTGCATGAGGAATTGCCTTGGAACAAGATCAAAGAAACAATTATCGTTCAAATCTACCTTTGACAGCACAAATGAACGATAAAACGCCTTCAACTTGTCCTCGACAATTGTCCAGTCGTCAATTAGGTGAGCTGGACAAACGTCATTAAGGCTCCTACCTCCGCAGTAAAGATGAGCGTACTCAACATCGCTTTCTTCCAAATACTCAGCATACTTCCACGTTTTAGTGAGACCTTTCGGCAGGTCTCCAAAGTAGAGCTTTCCATCACTATATACTCCTACACATTCGCCCTTATCGTCGAGCGTTTGAAAATACAATTTAAACCCCGTTTTAGTAAAAAACTTTCTTGATACTCTTGGCTTTTCTTTTTATAACTTCTTCAGGTGTCAGCTTATCTTTGCCTGACATTGCCTGCCGCATCTTCTCACTCGCGTGATATAGAGAACCGTTATAAAACTCAACCCCCGAGAACTTTACTCTAGTATAACGCATCGCTTCTCGTGTGTCAAGTGTTTTTTGTATATCTTTCGCCACCCTTATAATGGCCGTCTCCGCAGGGGTCGAATAATTAAGTCCGGTTTCCTTGTTTCGAACCTTAATAAATAGTTCCAACCACCTGCAATCGCTATAGCATTCGTTAAGCTTTTGCAAAGTAATTGGCGAACGTCCATATGATACCCTATTAGTAACGTTTGGATGAAATGTCTCTTTTTGGACGATTGGGTTATCGGACACAAATTGATTGTATAGACTCACAAGGTAAAGCTTTAAATTTTCTATCTCTTTTGTCGATGTTTGAACAAAAAATTTATTTACGATATCATCAACGCTTTCTACATCTTGATATTGTTTCGCATACTCGATCATTTGTGGCGAGTTCATATTTGCGACCAGTCTCCAAGGGACGTTCTTGTCCACCATAAATCCATATTGATTGGCAGTTCTACGAAATTGTTGAAAATTTGGACTGTTAATAAACTCAATCTTTGGCTCATCTTCGCTATAGCTCAGAGACTGAACATCGATGCACAAGCCGCTTGCCATTGGGCCAAGATGACGACTTAACATAAATGCACTTCTAGTAAAAGGCGCTTTGTACACATTCAGCAAATAGTAAGACATTTCCCTCAGAAAATCATTCATATCAAGTATGTCGTCAGTCATGTTATTGTCTGCCAAGTAACGAACAAAAGAATTGTAGAATGATTTTTGCAACTCTCTATACGCATCTCGAATCGACATATAGCCTTTTACTGCCTCGATCTCTGATAGAAACGGGTCGTCTTCTTGCAAATTGCCGAATCTAATTTGCAACAAATACTCTGTTTGGAACTCTTTAAATGCGTCGGCAACAAAATTTAAAACCAACACAGAGTTCTGCTTTGTCCTCAACGGCTTCATATACGGAACATATGGCTCGATTGGTTCTGAAATATCACTAGTGTTGATTCTGCCAACAAATGCCCTCTCAGCCCACCAAAAATCAACAGTCCCAGCGGGCAAGAAACCTTCCCTAGTGGCTTCATACTGCTCGGGTGAAAAGGCTCTAGATTTGTATTCGGTCCTGTTAGTGTACAACTCACGGGACGACATTGTATTTTTTGCTTTTATTTTATCTGGCATAGTCGTCTCCCCTACTAACTAGAGTCTTCTGGGCAATCACCACCCGAATCTGCTTTAACACTGTCATTGTCACTGAACCCGTCTCCGTTAGTTTCAAACCTTGCTTTGAAGGATGTCTTGTAGACACCGGATTCAATGTAACTAGATACATTAATAATTGTGTGATATCCACCAAGGCCCATGATATTAGAAAGAGATCCCCTGTTATGTGGAACGCCAAACGATTCAGTATAGCCAAGCCCGAACGGATTTAGATAGAATTGTGTGCCGGGATAGAAAAAGGTATTACCCATCATTTCAACATCGACTTCATACACATCAGATAATTGCAGAATAGGATTGAATCTTCCAGAATTTTCCAAACGTGCTTGTCTTAAGAATGGCTCATTTGTCTTTGAAAAATTAACGTTTAACAACAAACCACGATCTCGACCGATAATCAAATGTTTTATACCACGGTCTAAATCTTGTTCCTTAGGTGTTTGTTCCACACCCTCCCGCTTTTCTAGTTGTGGGCCACCCGGAATGCCCGGATAGACTAGTCCAGCTTTTGACTGCATGTGCAGTACAACATAATGATAGTGTTCTGACAATTGTTTGTCTGCGGATCCATAATTAAACAAAGGATTAATGTTATTAATCGTATCCATATTCACTCTAGTGGTGACAGCAAATTTATCTCCTTTCGCTACGACAGGATCACTACCGTCGCTAAGGGCTGGGGCTGTTAAGTATGTGCTTCTTAGTCGTCCGTTTGTTTGTTGGATATCCTCAAAACACTCTTTGCCCAAGGCAGTAATTACTAGATCGTGCATCAGATCTTTTAAGAATGATTTAAAGTTGTAAACTGTAAGCTGCTGTTTGATCACCTTGCGATGAAAAAAGTCCGTGAATGCTCTTAGACCGACTGGAATATCAGCAATGTTTATCGTCTCGATGTTTCCAGTACGCGGATCTGTAAACTGCATTGGACCCATTAAGAGCCTTAGTTTTTCTATCTCAGCTCTATTAAATGAATACTTTTTCCTG